GTGGTTGTCAAGCATTTTCTCGGAGAGCGAAATCCCTTGACAAAAGAGAAACCCCCGGCCAACCGCGACCGGGGGTCCTCGTGCTGTGGCCTGGCGGCTGGAGGGTTAACGCACCACCGCACCCTCGACGACGGCCACAGCGGCCTGTAGTGCCGCCAGGAGCGCGGCGTGGTCGGACAGGCCGTCGGCCTTGGAGACGGCCTTAGCGGCTGCCTGCAGCCCGTCCCAGCCCGCCGGGAGCGGACGACGGCGTGCCTCCAGCTCGGCCTCCCTCTCGGCCTCCTGGGCAGCCTGACGGGCCTTGCACGCGGCCATCAGCTCGACGGCCTTGGCGACGACACCCTCGGGGTTGAGCAGCAGGGCCTCGACCCGTTCCCGCATCGAGTAGCCCTCGCCGACCAGGGCCGCGTCCCAGACCCAGTTGGTGGAGCTGTAGCTGGAAGTGGAGGTCGGCTCCATGACGATCTCGGTGGTGTCCTGGCCGTAGGCCCGGTAGGCGCGGTAGGCCGACAGCTCGGGGCAGAAGACGCTCTCGCTGCAGTCGGCCTGGACGCGGGTCAGCTTCGCGCCCTTGAGGGTCTTGTTGAAGCCCCCGTTGCCGTAGTGGGTGTACTCCCGGCTGGCGTAGTCGAGGGTGATCTTCCAGGTACCGCCGAGGGCATCGGTGGCGGGCTTGACGAACTTGAACGGGTGCTGTACCAGGTAGTCGGCGCGACGCTCGGGGGCCAGCTGATCGAACCGGTAGCCGTAGGTGTTGCTGATCGCGGTGATGTCCAGTACCCAGCCCGCCTCGATGGCGGCATCGACGACGGCCTGCTGGCCCTTGGTGTACGGGTAGTCGTTCGGCAACGGGATGGCGACGGTCGTGACGGTATCGCCGTAGGTGTAGTCGAAGGTCTTCGGCTCGGTCATGGTGGTCATGGGTTGGTGCTCCTCGTGGGTGGGTTGTGTGGGTGGGTAGTGGTGTAGGTGTCACGATACAGGCACTACAGCATGAAGTCAAAAACACGGCTTAAACAGCATGTTGGTGGCTATCGTCTGTAATCGAGCTGTAGTTATCCTGCAGGGTGTGTGGGGGATGTTTGTGCAGGCTATAGGTGTTCTGTGGGTCAGGTGGTGGGATGTGGGGCGATGTGGGGGTTACTTGCACTCACGGGGGGTACAGGTGCAACCAAACGACCACAGGGAGGGGGACGTTTCTGTGGGAGAAGAATCTAGCCCGAGGACCGTATCGGCGCAATGGTTGGCGACCTGATTGATCATCCCGATCAGGTCGGTCATGGTCCCCAGGATCGAGGAGATGGACTTCAGGGTGTCTTCGATTTCGAGGACCCTGATCTCCAGATCGGTGTCACGGTGGGAGAGGGTATATCGCATGGGTTTCTTCGGCTCCTTCGGTGTACTCAGTACTTGGTCCAGGGACCGCTATCGGTATCATCATCGGGTCCGGGGTAGCGGTGGTGGTGCTGGTGGTAGTAGTCGTGCCAGACCCAGAAGTTTTCGGCTTTGGTGTCGGGGGGTGTTGCCTCCGGCGGGGAGATGATCTCCTCGATGTTCTGGTGTGCCTGGGCGGTATGCCATCCCATCATCAGGCCCGTAAGGAACGAAGCTATGAGGGCCAGGGCGGTGATCACATCAGACCACATATGTCAATCCCCTTCGGTGATCTCTTCGGTTTCTTCGGCGATGATTCTCAGCGACTCAGCGATGGAGACCAGGGCGATGGCGGCGATCTCTAGGAGACGGGTCTTCGGCATCGGCGGATCGGTCTCGAAGTATTCGCCCACCAGATGACGTGCCTCGGCGAGGTAGTCCAGGTTCAGGTCGCTCATCGTGTCGCCGTCGGGTGCTGGGGCGGGTTGACGACCGGCGCATCGGGATCGAAGTCGTCATCGGGGTGGACCCCGAGCATCTGCATGAGCAGGACGGCATCAGCGACCCGAGCGGCCTTACTGCGGCCCCTGGCGTTGGCGGCGATGATCATCTGGACCTTGCCCTTGGTGTCATCGGTGACCGGATCGACATCACCGATCTGGGACGCGCTGGTCTCGAAGTCTCGGGCCGAGTGGAACTGGCGGGTCCTCTTGGCGGCACGGATATCGTCGGCGACGGTCATAGGCCCACCACCCAGATGTAGGCGTAACCGAGGCCCAGGACGACGCTGGACGAACAGACGGCGAGGGCGAGGGTGGTGAGCCAGGACGGGCTGTGGTTCATGGGTTCGTGCCTCTCAGTGGGTGGATGAATGACAAGAGTGTTACTTTACCACGATTAGTGCCCTATCAGTCATCCCCGATAGCCGCGTGTCCGGTCCCCGGTATACGGTTCCCGGCTCCCAAACGAGTTACGGCGGGCGCGTTCGGTCTTGTTCTTCATGAGGGTCGCCTTGTTACGTTCGGCTCTCATGTTTCGGCGTTCGGCTTTATCGGCCTCGGCGGCGAGGTACTGCTGCAGGGGGTCGGTGTAGTGGCCCTTGTTGGTCTCGTAGGTCATCAGCCGTTCCTGCTCGCGTCCTGAACGCAGGCCCGAGGAGTTGGTCGAACCGACAGCGGTCCGGTTGATCGATTTCCACCAACGGTCGAGGCTCTCGTGTAGCAGCTCGGTGGTGACCACCATGACCGCATCCGAGAGGTCCTTGGTTTGGATGGGACCGACCGACTGTTTGTCAACCTTGCCGTTCTTCTCCTGTAGGAACTTCAGCTCTAGCTCCAACAGGCTCTGCCCCTCTTCGGCGTAGGTGTCTTTGAAGCTGTGCACCCAACCGAGGTTCAATGCGCTCTTGAACTTCTCAAAACGGTCTTGGTTCTCCTTGACCGTGAAGGTCTTTTCGAGCACACGGATGTTGGGGAAGGCACGCTTCTGGTGCGCGATGAAGCCCGCTGAGTTGAACTGATCGTAGGTCATTTTTGTCATGCTGGGGAACCGTGTGAGGTAGTCATCGAGTTCCTCGCCGACCTGAACGTAGTCGATGATGTGTTGCGGAAAGTCTTGTGGTTTCCAGACTTTCAGGACATCTATCATCACATGAGGCCAGCTGATCCCGTGCTCGTCTGGTGGTGCCTCTTCGAGGTGCGCGATGCAGAAACCGAAGTTTGCGTTGGTCCGCGAGGGGTCGGCGTGTGCACGGTAGGCGATGGACAGCCTGCCCTGGTGTTGTTCGGCAAGAGGCCCTCTCCAGTCCGGCGAGATGAACATCTTGTCGACCATGACCTCATTGAGGTAGGCATCTTGGACGGTAGCGAACTGCGCGCCGCGCTCGACCTTGAACTTGTCTGGGTTGCGCTGCTGGCGACGGTACTGGACCTTCTCGTCGGGTGATCCATCCTCTTTCGGCTCAAACTGGACGGGGTTGTTCCATCGAGGGAATGTACGACTTCTGTTGGGGCGTATGGGTATTTCGCGGCTGCGCTCCCAGTCTCGGTATGGCTCCCAGGACGGCAACTGGATCACGAGGAAGGTCGGCTCGGATACCGCTGCGGTGATGTCATCCGGCTCTAGGTCGATGTCTTGAGCCGCCGCCTCTTCGATAAACGAGGATGTCTTCAGCTTGCCCTCACGGCGGTTGTAGTCGTCCATCGTGACACGGCCCTGTTGATACAGGTCGTAGAACTTGCCGATCTTGGAGTATGGGCTGGAGGCAATGTATGTCATTGCCGCAGAGCCGAACTGGTCAAGGCTCGGTTGGAATGCGTCGTAGATTTCCTCGCCCGTTTTCGCTGACCCGGTACCCGAGATCATGTGCGCCATCTCGTCGTAGGCGTTGAACATGCCGGTACCACCACGACCACTCGATGAGACCGAGGAGGATGCCTTGCAATAAATCGTGGCGATCTCACGTTCGGTGGTAATGCCCGAGAGTCGGTTCTCGGTGATCATCTGTTCATCGCCAGGTGTGCGGAGATAGAACTCGGTGTACTTGTCTCCAACGATATGCGTCCGTAGATATTCGCAGTTGATCACGGTGTTACGAATATCGCGAAACTGACGTGTGACCGCCTGACCCAAAGATGTTGCGACGACCATGATTTCAGCGACCTGGCCGGGGACCTGATTGAAGTGCTGTTGCCAGCTACCGAGGCTGTAAAGATAGGCGATGCGCTCCGCGCCCAGGATGCCGCCCAGGATGCCCTTGGATGCCCGTCGTCCCATCACCATCTGTACATGAGGGAAGTGTGTGAATCCATTGCCTTTGAGATAGGCGATGCGGTCCCATACATCGGGCTGCACGCCGAAGGGGTTGTTGTAGTTCTTGAAGCCTTCGGTCCATTCACCGATCACGTCACGGTCGTAGTCGGTCATCTGATCAGTCTCAAGGTAGATCAGCTTGAGCAGTGTCATCTGGCGCGGGTAGAGACGCTTACCGCAGAAGCTCTTGTGGGTGGCAAAATCGACGATGGAATCCCACGGTGGTCCGTCGCGCATGCCCGCATGAAAGGGACCGACCACGTCCCAGTTCTGGTCGGTCGAAGGAGTCCAAAGTTCTTTCACCGCTTAGCCTTTCAGGTAGGCGATGGCTTCGGCGGTGGAGTAGTTGATGTGCGGGCCGGTCTGTTTGCCGAAGAACATCATGGCATCCATCATGGCCTTGAACATACCGGTCACCTCACCAATCTGACCCGCATCACTCTTCGCCACGCCGAAGACCTGAAGCACCTGACGAAGCAGACTCGATGGCCCACTGAATGCGTCGCCATTGCGAATAATCTTCCAGATCGCGGTACGGTCAATGCCCGACTCATCGTCAGGGCAATCACTATAAAGGTCACCCTGATGTGCGTAGTTCCTCCACCAGGACGGTGTGTCGACCATGAGTGTCCCTGTCACACCCTGGCTTTGGGGTCCGGCCATCGGTGCACCTGCATCCGGCCACGACTTGCCCTTCTCACGCATCGGGTTACCCCAGCAGCAGGTTTTGGTGATGTGCTCCTTGGCCCAGTGCAGACGGCCACCTTCGGGTTTGATCTGCTCTTCCCAGGTCTCCCCTACCACAATGGCACCCTGAGAATAGCCCAGAAGTGCTGCGCCGCAACGGATTATCTGATCGCGGTGGATGTTGAACTGGTTCTCCAGTTCGGCTTTGCCTTCAGAAATGCTGCCACCCATCGGCACAGCTTGCGCGCTGTAACCTATTGGCTGCCAACGATATTGGGATTCCACGGCGCGAGCTGTGTCGGCATCGGGACCGACCCACCAGGGGACCCCCGTGCCACATACCGAGAAGAGCATGATGCGCTGGTCAATCTTCGGTGGCCGAGGGACGTATCCCATGACAACCTTGGTCTCGTAGTTGATGATGCCTGGGCTGTACTTGCCGGTGGCTAATTGGCCCTGTGCGGCGTTGTAGCGCGATTGCATGTCGGCCACAGCCGCGACCATCGCCTGATCGTAGAGCGGCGTGTCAGCCAAACCCTTTGCGTAACTGAACTTCTTACGCATATATGCCTTTATGCGCTGGACCTCAACATCTGAGTCATTGAGACCCCACCCCACCCACGCGCCCGCGATCCGCATCGCGTACTACTTGCCGTCGGTGACGTTGAGGAGCTGCTCGACCAACGATCCGGGGATCACTTTGATGGCCTGGCTGCCTGCGCCTACGACACTGGTGACGACCGCCTTGACCTTGTCGAGATTGTCAGCGGCATGCACCGCCTGGTCGACAGTCGCTTGCAGGGCTGCCACAGCCTGCTCGGCGGCAGACCCAGTAAAGTCCAGGGTGCCGTCTTTACGTTGCTTAGAAGTCATCACAGCGGCAATACCGGCACCACCAGAGCCAAGTGCGCCGAGTACCCCCACGACATTGACCCAGGCACCGGCAGCGGTGGAGTCAATGATGTGGTAGGCGACCAGGAGCGGGATCAGTGCGGAAGCAAGTGCGGCGGCAGTGTATATCCACTGCCTGACGATGGGTGTGAACATGTGAATCAGCCCTTCTTGGTGGCGAGGTAGGTAGAGATAATCTGGGGCCGGGTGGCCTCGATGTCAGCCAAGATTGCTTTGGCTAGGGATGCATCGCTGGCCCGGTCGGGGTGTCTGTTGAGGTCGGCGTTGGCTACCTCGGCCAGCAGCTCCAGGGCCGGGACATCACCCAGCTCGGCGAGGCTTTTGACGAGCAACACATGAAGGTTGCCGTCTGTATTGAGGATCATGCCGGTCTCGGTATCGACCAGGCCCTCGTCGAGATGCCGAAGAGGAGATCGGCTCGGGTATTTACGAGTCAACTCGTTATATACCTCGTCCCATTGTGCTTGAGGGACATTAGCCATACTGTCATCTCCTGAATTTGGTGAATTGATTTCTGCAATGGTTTCTGAACCTGAGTATTTGCCGACATACTTCGAAAATACATCCCAAGGAAATTGATCTCCAACGTCGCGGTGAGTTCCTATCCCAAGGCACTCAGTTACATATTTGTGGTCAGCTATACCAGAAGCCTGATGATACGGAGGAGGTATGACCTCAGTGGAGAATTTGTATTTATTAGCGTCTTGAACTGCGATAAAAGCAGCAATCTCAATATCACGTTCGCGCCTCAACCATTCTTGTCTTGACCACGCTGCAAATGAGCCAGCAAAGCATAAATTAATGCTAAAAACATTCGCATCGAGCACACTCCATGAATAGAGATCGGTGTCGGTCACATCGCATAAAATTCCGTCACGCAATGTGTAATGGTACGAGACGTTATTGCTCCCGTCGCAAAATCTTGCTAAAGATTCTGCTGTCCCGTCCCCCTCCTGGGTGTGAATGAAGAAATTGATTGGCGGGCGGCTGCGGCTGCTGCCACCGTTGCCAAATGCCTCAATCTCGACATAGCTCGGGGCCGGTACCTTCTTGGAAATGGCCGTAATGGCCCCTGGAAGGACCGTGGGGGCATTTTTGGTCAGCCGGTTGTACAAGGACTGCGCTTTGGCCATCTTCTCGTCGTAGCGGTCAGGGTAGGCCGATCTCTGGACGGCCTGGGCCTGGCTGCCCGGTGAGTTGGCCGGGCTGTTGTAGTCGAGCTGGGCCAGGTGGGCGTAGAACATCGCCGCGCTGCGGGCGACATCCATCCGGTCGGCGCAGGTCCCCCACCAGGGGGCGCGCTGCTGGAAGACACCGACCGAATTCGCGTCGGAGCCGACCGCGTCGTGGGGAAACCCAAGGCTCTCCGGGTCGGCCTCAGAGGCGTACATGGTGAGCGAGGACTCGACCAGGCCGGTCGCCAGGGCGATGACGATGCCGCGCTTGGTGATCACCGGGTGCCGGAGGTAGTCCGGGCCGTCGGTGCGCTCACGTCGGCCCTCGGCGATGATACCGAGGGCGATGCTGTCGGGGGTGTAGGCAGGCACAGTTCCTCCTCACCCCTTCATGGCCGAACCAGGGACAGGCACAGGATCGGGCCGCTGTGAGGTCTCTGTGGGCCGTAGAACGACGAAACCCCCGGCCTGGTGGCCGGGGGCTTGTCGGTGGGAGGGCGGGGTCAGCGGTGGCGGGTGATCTTCTCGACGCTGGTGGTCGGGACCACGATCTTGCGGACCGTGTTGCTGTAGCCGGGGCTGGCCTTCTCGGCAGCCTTACGGGTGCCGTGGAAGCTGACGACCTTCCAGTAGGACGCGACCGGCGGGTAGGTCAGCTCGCCCTCGTACTTGAAGACGTTGCCCTTGCCGTCGCCACGATCCCAGCCGAGATCGTCGGCCTGCGCTCCAGCCGGGAGCTGGTCGGCGGTGACGTAGTGGAAACCGGTCATGGTGCGCTCGGCCTTGGCACCGAAGAGCACCGCGACGGCAAACGGGTAGCTGCGCTCGCTGGTGCGGGAGAGGGTCGCGCCGTCGGGGGCGGTCGCCGTGTAGACGAACTTACGGGTGGTGCGGGTCGCGGGGTCGTAGCCGCCGTTGTCTGTGGTGGTGGTCATGAAAGCAACGCTACACGGTTTCAAGCTATAGCACAAGCCTAGAAACAAGAAACCCCCGACCTGTGTGGTCGGGGGCCTCCTGGCTATCGCTGGCAGCTACCGCCTCCAGGCGCGGTCGCGGGCCATCAGGGCCTCGTTGGCCTCGTTGTCCTGCTGACGCAGGGCCTCGGCACCGCCCGCCCGGCGCAGGGCCTGGGCAGCCGAGTGGACCCAGCCGGACTGGGTGCCGCCGCTGATGTTGGTCATGAAGTGGCAGTGCGCCAGGACGGCGGCGATCTCGTCGCGGTCGGTCACGCCCGCGCTCTTGAGTGCCCGGCGGACGTTCGGGTGCAGCGACAGGTTCTCGTCGACCGGGTTGACGACGCTGGGCACCGCGCGCTCAGGCTGAGCCTGCAGCCACTCGATGAGCTTGCCAAGCCCGTCATTGGTCAGCGTGGCGTACAGGGCACCGTAACGCACACCGTGCTCGTCGACCTCGTCCGCGTCGTGGTCAGCGGCGAGGTAGGCCAGGATCAGGTTGATGCGCTCGCTGTCGCTGTAGCCGGAATTGCCGGAACCGATGTGCAGGTCGGAGATGACCTCCTGCACGGTATCGGGGGCCTCGTGACGGCCCTGGCCCCAGTCGATCATGAGCTGGAGGACGGCGATGCGCTCGACGAACGAGGTCTTGCCGTTGTCCTGCCAGTTGCGGGTGGCCATCAGATCGCGGGCGGTCTGGAGGTCCTTGCTGGAGAGGTAATCAAACTTGGTGCGTGCCATAATGGCTCCTTCGGATCGGGGTGGTGGTGTCCCTTCAGCTTACGCGCACTATAGCTTGAAACGCAAGAAGCCCCCGGAATTATTTTCCGAGGGCCTCTTGAGCTGCGGGCTAGACGGTCTCTCCGGCGCGCAGGCTATCGCGTTCTTCGGCGAGGGACTCGGTCAGTCCGGTGCAGATCGCGGCCCCGTAGCCTTCAGCCAGGTGGCTTATAACCCCGGCCTCGATGACCGCCAGCTCCTCGTCGGTGGTCTCGGCGGTGATCCCCTCGTAAATCCACTCACCCAGCCCATCGAGGGACCAGACGGTGACGATGTCCGCATCGGTCAGGGACTCGTCGACTGCCGACCGGAGCGCGTCCAGGGCATCGCTGTAGTCGTCGTCGGCCTTACCCGGACCGTCCTCGACGGACCGCTGCGGCATCAGCTCGACGATCTCCTCGGTATCGAGGACCGCCTGGGCCAGCGGTGCTAGCCGGGCCAGGACCGCGTTGGCTGCGGCGACGGTCGGGATCGCCCGGAACGGGAACCGGAGGACTACACCGTCGCGGACGGCGGGCGTGGTCCCTCCCCCGACGTTGCCGTCGTAGTCGAACGACAGCTCGCCGTCGCGGGTGTCCAGCTCGACGTAGACCGGCTGGGGGGCTGACTGGCCCTCGTACTGGCGGGCCAGGTCGGTCGGGTCCTGGTCGGATTCGGTGATGCGGACTTCGGTCATGGTGCGGGCCTGCTTTCTGTGGTGGGTGGGTTGGATGTGTGGGTCAGGCGTTTTCGCCGTATTTGGCGACGAGGAACTGCTTGTGAGCCTCACGCTGCTTGAGAGCCTCGTAGAGGTCGTCCAGGGCTTTGTCGGTCAAGTAGACGCGATTTTCCCGGTCGTCGGTCAGGGTCTGGCTGACGCTACCGAGGCGGTCGTAGGCGTTGTAGTAGAAGATCGTGCTGGCATCGGTATCGACGCGGATCGTGTCGGCTTTGAGGTGGCGGCGTGCGGGCATTAGTGGCTCCTTGGGTTTGGGTGGGGTGGGTGGTGGTGAGATCAGCTGACGTTGGACAGCAGGTTGAACCAGACGAACGCCGCCGGGTTGAACAGCGGGAGCGGCTGATGGGTGTCGATGTCGAACAGGCACGGCGCACCGTGGTGCAGGGTCCCGTCCCAGAACGCGGTGTGGATTTCGCCGGTGTTCAGCTCGAACTGAAAGGCCACGCTCCTACCGATGGTGCGGCCATTGACGGGCACACCCAGTAGCGTGCCTTCCAGCGCGCCCCGGCGGCGTGGGTTGCCGTTCTTGCAGGCGCGGGGGTTCCAGACGAGGTCGGTGGTGAGGGCGGTCATGGTGCTCCTTAGGGGCCGGGGGTGGTGTGTCTACGACGATACACGAGCTACAGCTTGAACACAAGCCTAGTCATCCCAACCGGGGATGACCTCGGTCGGGATGCCCAGCTTGTCCCAAAGCGCGATGACGTTCGGGTTGTCGTCGACCGCGCCCCGGATGTCGTAATGCCGCGACAGGTACCGGTGGATGTCGGCCTTGACTTGAATGTCGGGGCGGAAGTCACCGTCCGGTCGATGGAACGGGCCATCGAAGGGCACCGGCATGTGCCGGTGCAACCAATCGGTGGTGACCCCGGCCCAGGTTTGCAGGCGGGCGGTGACGACCAGGACGACGTGCCCCGAGGCGTGCGCGGCGGCGACGTAGTCAATGGCTTGTTGGTTGGCCGGGACGTGCGCGCTGGCCGCATGGAAGGCATCGAAGTCCTTCGGCTTTTGCGCGACGTGGTGGCGGATCGACCGGACATCGGCGAGGGTGCCATCGACATCGGCGATGACGGCGCGGGGGCGTAGGGCGTTCATTCCAAGAACGATACGCCGTTTCAAGCTATAGCACAAGCAACAATGCCGAACGGCCCCCTGGAGGGCATCCAGAGGGCCGTGCGGGGTGCTGCCGGGCTAGTTGGTCAGCTGGACGACGATCAGCTTGTAGCTGTCAGGTGTCTCGACCGCCAGCTGGTTTCTGAAATCGTGAGCGGTCTTGCTGCCATTGCGGCCCGTGATGATGTCGCCAACGGTCTCGCTGGTGCCTCCGATGCGGCTGATCCGCACCACGACGTACTGCTCCGCGTCGTATGCGGCCTGACGGGCCTCGTCCTTGGCCTTATCCTCGGCACGCAGGATGGCGTACTTGGCGGCGATGAGGGCCTTGGCCTCGTCCGAAACGACGTAGGTACCGCGTTCGTCGAGGACCAGGTGGCCCTTCTTGGCCACAGCCTGCACGTCGCGCAGGGTGCCCGAGGGGGTGGAATAGTTGCCCCAGCGTGAGCCGGGCTTCCAGCCGTGGTTACCGGCGACCCAGGCGAAGATGTGCTGCTGGTGGTCGGTCAGGTTGCCCAGCTCGGCGGCGACCCGGCGGTGGGCTGACGAGAGGATGTGGTCGGTCATGTGATGCTCCTTGGATCGGTGGGTGGTGGTATGTCTTCGACGATACACTAGCTATAGCTTGAACACAATCCTGAGTGTTCAGCCGGTCAGGCCGTGCGGCGAGACCCGGTTACTGCGCGGCCAGGTAAGCCTTGACGGCCTCGATGACCTCCAGGCGGGCCACCGCGTGGGTGTCAAGACGCTTCTTGGGACGCATCGACGCGGCCTCGTAGCGGCTACCGATGTAGACGGCGAACCGGTAGCGGTCCTTGTTGTCAGCCGGTCGGGCGATGACGGTGAACCGGTCGGACGGCAGGTCGCTGTTGGCGATCTCCTTGGTGACCCGGAACTCCAGATCGGCAAGTGCTTCTTCGAGCCAGTCACTGTGCGACGGGCGAACGACGGGGGTGACGATGAATTTGATGGCTGCTGTGGTCATGTCAATCATCTTACCCCGACTATAGCTTGAAACGCAAACAGGCCCCCGGAATTGCTTCCAGGGGCCTGCTGTGGTGCCTGTGGTCAGGCGGTGAACATCTTCTTGATGAACTGGTCGCCCTGAGCCTCATCGGCCAGCACAGAGGCGATCAGGGACGCGCCGTCGGCCATGCTGTCCACGCCGTTGCCGCGTCCGTTGTCGGCCCAGTCGCCTTCGCTACCGGCCTTGCGGTCCCAGACACCCCACTCCATGCCGCCGCGCTCACCGGCGGTCATGTCGAGCAGGTCGTCGCCGCGCAGCTCGAAGCGGGAGTCCTCGGTCAGCCAGAGGCTCAGGGCACCGGCGGCGCGGGTCGCGTCCGCGTCGGCCTTGATGAACTTGATCCCGGCGATGGTGCGTGTGGTCATGTCGTGCTCACTTTCGGTGGTGGGTTGGTGGTGGGTTGGGTAGATCAGGATCAGAGGTTGATGACCATCTCGGTGGTCGTCTTGGTCCGGCGCGAGATCAGGCCAGCCTTGTCTTTGATCCGGGCCAGGGTCGCCTGTACGGCCCGCAGGTCGTAGATCAGTTCCTCGGTGTCTTCGCGGTCGCCGTCGATCAGGTGCTCGCCGTCGTCCATCCGGTTGGCCAGCCAGGCGATGGCATCCTGTAACGAGTCGGTCTTCTGGAACACGTCGATGGCCGTGGCGCGGACCTTGTCACGGTAGGCGACGGCGTTCGGGCTAGTCTTGTCGTAGTCGGTCATGATTCTCCTGTGGATCGGTGGGTGGTGTGTCTATGACGCTACACCGTTTCAAGCTATAGCACAAGCCACAAACAAAAACCCCCGCCGGTGAGGGCGGGGGCTTGTGTGCGGGGGCCGGTTATACTACGCGCCGACCCGCTCCTGGTCCCGGCGCGCGTCGATGGATGCGTACCGGACCCAGCTCGACACCTCGCGGATCGCGGAGGTCTGGCCCTCGACAAAGTGCCGGGTCTCGCGGGCACCGTTGGTCGCGATCTGGCCCTGGTAGCTGACCAGCTCGTGCAGGAAGTTGACGAAGATCGCCTGATCGTCGATGTCCCGTTCGGCTTCATCCCTGAAGTCCCACTCGACGCGCTTGAGGGCTTCGAGGATACCGAGGGTGCGCTGCAGGTTGTCGACGGTCGAAGGCAGACCTTGGATGCCCTTGACTTTGGCAATCTGGGACTTGATCACGTCGATCTCGGCGCGGATATTCTTCTGCTCGGCGGCGAGCTTCTCCATGATCTGGGCGGGGGTGGTGGCGGACATGATTTCCTGCTTTCTTCTCGGGTGGGTGGTGGGGTCGTGCGGGTAAAACTCAGTTACAGATCAGGCCGGAGTCCGGCAGATGGCCGTGTTCCTTGATCCAGGCATTGGAGAACGCCACGGTGGCGTTCACCCGGTCGAGGAGCGTGGTCGTCGGGTCGAAGCCCTCGGCGATGAAGGCATCGACGGCGGCGGTGAGTGCGATCACCTCAGGCTGCGCCTTCCAGGCGGCATTGAGTCGGGCCTTCTCGGCGGGGGACTGTGTACTCATCGGGTTCTCGATTCTGAGAGTCGTGGTGGTGGTCAGTGGCAGTGGGTGCGGGCGCAGTCGTCGAAGGCGCGCTCGCGGGCGGTCTCTTCGGCCTGGATGGCTTTGCCCCAGACCAACCGTTCGATGATCGTAGGGATTTCACCGCCGGAAGCGGTGAACAATTCCTGTCGGTCGACGAAGAACGGATCGTACCGCCATCCGTTGCCGGACTGCTTGAACTTGCTGATGGTGCGGATCAAGGTGACCGTGCGGTCGTCGGCATCGGTATCGGTGTCGTACTGCACGCTGATCTTGATCGTGAGGCCGTCTTCGACGATGATCTGGCCGTCGTGGTAGGTGGTGGTTTCGGGCATGCCATCACCTTACGCGCACTACAGGATGAAAAGCAAGCTATCCGATCACAGTCGCGGTGTATTGTCCGCTGACCGGCGGCGATGCGAACTCGACGGCGACGGTGTTGCCGTCTAGGTTGGGCCTGGCGACCGCGACGGCGGGCACCAGACGTGAGACCGTGTCGCGGACCGTGACTACGACATTGGTGGTACCCAGACCGTGACTAATGGTCCCAAAATTACCGCTGGCCGGGAGGACCAGGCCGGTGTATTTGCGAACAGATGAAGCCGGATCGAGCCGGAAATCGTAGAAGTTTTGGCCACCGACGACGGAGGTGACCTTGACAATCCCGCCGGACGCGGTGAAGTTCTGTGCGCTGGCCCCGCCGGTTGTCCCGATGATCGGGTTACCATCCGCGTCGATCACCTGACCGACGCTGTTGAGTCCGGCGACCCCATTGGGGACACCCCGGTCGGTCCACTGGAGGTAAGTGGTCCCGCCCAGGACCGCGCCTAGATCGTCGAGATCGGCGAAGTTCACATTGGTGTCCGGCATGACAAAGTCGTGGGTGTACTGCCTTCCCATGAAACGCTCACGCCAGGCGACCCGATAGATCACCCTCTGATCGAGGGCAGGGCTATCGGTGGGGACTAGGCTGAAAACGACCGGGTTACTGACGTTGGCCAGGACGATGACCTGAGTCTGGGGACCACCAACCAGGGACCCGTCCAGGGCCGGGGCGTTCGGCTCGGACAACGGGATGACCGTGATCTCCATCGTGTTGGGTACTCCGGCGGTGATAGAACGCTCGAAGTTGATGGTTAGGGTCCGGCGGGGCACAGTCATTGGTGGTTCCTCCTACCCCTTCAGGGGCCTGGTGGCGGGCTTTACACCGGATCGGGAATAGAGGCGACGATCTCCCGGCTCCATCCGTTACGGACCCCGAAGGCCCACGCCTGGCGGGGCAGTCTGCTATTGCGGCTCCCGGTCTCACCCTTGTGCTGGCTCGTGTGACGGGCGATCACCGTCGGCAGACCGGCATCGTGATTGACGATGGAGGGGTGGCTGTAACCGATCCGGGTACCGCTGGCGCGGGCATAGTGGCCCACCGCTTCGTCGATAGGAATCTTGCCCAGAAGGTAGGACTTTTCGGTACGGATGTGATGCAGCATCGCTCCAATCATCGGTGTACGAATAGCCACCGCTACATGATGAAGAAGCTCAGTGCCGATCAGGTAATGATGGTCTCCCCCAATGACTTTCGCGATAGAAGGCTGCCAGTGAGGTGGACGTGTACGACCCAGGTACAGGCTCAGTATGTTAGTCGGCGATGACATCAGTACCTGTTGCAACTGATCGCGAAACCCTTTGCAGGGCAACGCATCATCTTCAAGTACGATGCTCCAGGGTGCATTGGTTTCAGCTAACCATCGGTAGCAGACCTCGTGATTGGAACCGGCACCGACACCACCCTCGTCGATAGCGATGACATCAGCCCCAACCACCTCGGCGAGCCTCTCGGCCCGAATCTTTCGAGTATGGTGTGCGACAACTCCGATGCTGAACAAGGTCATCTTCAAATCATATCTTGGTCGAGGCGTTGCAACTCTCCGGTTGTTCGGACTTCCACCGCAGATACTCGGGGTGCACCTGTAGGCGGTGGCTGCCGTACTTCTCGGCGAAAATGTCTATCTGCTTCCAGGTGAGTTCATCGCGGCTCGGTTTGGTATTGAGCGTCATCGACTGGACATGTTCGATGACAGCGTCCGGGACGATCATCGGCGCGACACCGTATTCTCTGGCCTGCTCGACGACCACATCATCGGAGCACCAGAAGCTCACCGACTCATCTAGTCCACCGATGTCCTCCCACATCTTGCGGGAGATCATGAAGCACCACCCGGACAAATGCCGTCCGGTGATGAAACCTGTTGTGTTGCTAGTGAATTCGGTCTGACGTGAATCGCGCGGACACTTCGGTGAAACCAGCGGATGATTAGCGGCAAGGAGCCGGTGGAGCCAGCCGTCGTGAAAGAGTAGGTCGTTGTTGGCGATGACTATCCAGTCCGCCGAACCGAGCGATGCCCCAAAGTTGGCGAACCGGTTGTAATGAAACTTCTCGTCAGTGTGCAGTGTGGCGCAGCGTTGGTAGATCACGGCGGGATTTTGCTCAATCACGGTGATACCGATAGGCATCCCATTGGCCCCACCTAAACAGGTATTGACGGTGTTCTGGGTGAGCGTGCGAAGATCACCGGTGGTCGCGTTGGAGAGGATGACGATGTCGGCGACCGGCGGGACATCAGATCGAGCGGGGACCGCGAGGTTACGCAGATGCTGCTGGGTCTCGGTGGTCTGAGAGTTGTAGTCATAGTAGTAGAGCACCCGGTCGATGTGGGTCTCTGTCTTCAGTAGGGGCCGGAGCAGTTTGGAATAACCGGAGTCCTCACCGTAGGGCAGGTGCGGGTACGAGACCCGCGTAGCCAGATCACGCTTGACGGCACAGATGTGGTTGGGTATCCGCTCGTAGCCGTCGTCGGTGTTGTTGTCCTTGAGGTAGTCCAGGGAGTACCGGCATACCTTGGGGGCCGCGCCATTGAGCGAGACCGAGGCGAGGAAGGTGATCACGTCGCTGTCGGCTGTGGTGGCATCGAGGACGGTACGGATCATGTCCGGCTCGATGCGGTCATCGTCGTCGATGAACTGGACGTAGCGGCCCTGAGCCATGCCGACCATCAGGTTGCGCTTGTGACCGAGCATCATCATCTTGTTGTCGGTCAGGATAACGATCTCGACCCGGCTCTGGTAGTCCTCTGGGAGCTGCCCGTACTGGCCCCAGATTTGACGCTGAATCTCCTGACCGAATCCCGACCACCTGGTGTGGGTAGAGCAGATCAGGATGCTCAGATCGACGCTCACGTCACCGCCGGGGGTCGTCAAGATCGTCGGCCTGATTGAGCAGGCTCGCGGCGACCTGGCGGGCACCAGAGGGCGAGGTCTGGAAGATCAGCGTCACGTCAAGATCAGGGTTGGTGAGGACCAGGGCGACCGAGTCGCCTTTCTTACCAATGGAGATGCGGTCGGTCAGGTAGCCGGTGATGTCACGCCGGTCAAACCGTTCGGGTGGGGGCAGGGGAGGATCGTTCATGAGTGACCTTCTCGGTCGGGGTCGGTGTCTCACTTATTCCTATGCTCCTGGCAATACCATCCCAGGACCCCGAGACGGATTCGTAGCTCGACGGCAGGGGACGGGCAGCCGTCCACCCGGCATCCGGGTCGGGTCGTCCGTTTCTCGGAGTAGCGACTCATGTCTCCCGCACCATAACAAAACGACAGCCCCGGCTGTGGTAGGCCGGGGCTGTCGGGGTGTCGCGTTAGGGGGCTATTCAGCGGCCTCTAATACGGTCGCCTTGATGGAGGTGACGACCGTCTGGTCCCGGCCCTGGTAGGACTCGACCTTCTTGACCTTGGCGGTGATGCTGACCTTGTCGCCGCGACCCAGCTCGAAGACGGTCTGGCTGGAGGAGAAGCCGCT